TGTCATCCAGCTCCCAAACACCCAGCTTCAGCACCATCAAACGATTGCAAAGCTGTTGCAGGCTTTGGTTGCTCGGGAACTCTTCACCAGCGGACTCCATCGCCTTGATCAGTCCGCCACCCGCGTTGGTGGCGATGGCGAACAGCATCCGTTCCGCCACGTCACGCTTCGGCGACGGCTGCCCGTAGATGCGCACCTTCTGGAAAATCACGCGGTTTTCGTATTGCGCGGGCTGCGCGACACGCCATTTCAGATTGACGTATTTCTGGTCCTCGAACGATTCATTGCTCGCGCTTTCGCACGCGGCAAGGACAGCCGTTCCTTTCGGGATCGGCGCCATGTCACCGCCGCCGACCTCGAACGTGCCGGCGTTGACCTCGTCCTGAAACTTCTTGAAGATGCTCATTGCTTGGCTCCTTGGCTGTAAAACGGGATGTATTCGAGGATCGGGTTTTCGCCCATCGGCACGTCGATCTCGGGCGGCATGTTGTAGCGGCTCTTGGCGTTCAGATAGCCGACCTGCCCGTCGCCGGTCGTGACAAGGATTCGCTTGCCGGTTTGCGTGACGCGCCCAAACTTCGTCTGCCGCCCCTTGCGGTCGGTTTCCTGCCCGGTGACGAACTCTTCTTTCCGAAGGTACAGCACCGCGTCGGACTGCGCGACGTACACGCTCAACGCCTGATTGTCCATGTCCAGACTGAAGGCGCTGTAATCCGCCGCCGCGTCCGGGCGGTTGCGCATTTTCTTGATGCCAATGTGAGCCAAGAAAACGATGCCCATCTTCTTCACCGCGCGCAGTTGCTCGCACTTGTAGACGATGTCCGCGTGCCAGCTCGCGACCTCGGCAAAGCCCTTGTGATAGCCGCCGCTGGCGTCCGCCACCGTGCCGACGCAATCGCGCATGGTGATCTCGGCTTCCAGCAGCGCGCCCAGCGTCGTGATGCTATCAATCACCAGCGTCCGGTAGTCGTGCTGCGTGGTGATCAGTTCATCCAACAGCCCCATCAGCGTATCGCGCGTGCTGCGCTTCTCGCTCGTCTTCGGCAATCGCGGCAGCACGGTCGGCTGCGCATCAACGTCCCACGTCTCGAAAACGGCTGTACCGTCTTCGGTCGGCAGGATCAGCGCGCCGGGGAACATTGCCCCCAACGTGGTCTTGCCTGCGCCAGGGGTGCCGACGATGGTGATCATCGGCGGTTTGATCGCGGGCTTACCCGCCTTGTCCAACAGTCCCATTTCCCTTCTCCTCTTTGTCAAGATAAGCGCGCAACGCCGTGAGCGTGTCGAGCGTCGGGTTGGTGTTTTCGCCACTGAGCAGCTTGTTCAGGGTGCTCAGGCTCACTCCGCTTTCGTAGGCAATCTTCACGCGATCCTTGCCGCGCAATTGCTTGATCAGGTCATCCAGAATGTTCATGCTTCCTCCGAGTGTCATAGTCTCACGGCTTCATTGTGTTGTCAACAAGATATTGCAAGCACCGCCTGCCCTTCACCTCGACCGCCCTTTCGGTGATCTTCCCGGCCTTCGCCAGATGCGCCAGCGCGCGCGCCGCATCGGCCAGCGATACCTTTGTGCGGCCCGCCGATTGCCGCAGCTTCCCGGCGGTTGTGTATCCACCTGGCGGCAGCGAATGCACCAACCGCATGGCCGCGTCCAGTAGGCCAGCGCCCTTTTCCTCTGGCGACTTGCTCGCCAGTTTTTCGCCGGCCCCCGCGCGCGCGATCTTGTCTATCGTGATCGACTTGACCAGTGCGTGTGCCCACTCCATGTTTTCGCGGCTAATGACGCCTTCCGCCGCGCTCAGGATGCCGGCCACCTTGATCGCGATTTCCGTTGCGCCCTTGGCCTGTGATTGCAGGCCGCTGCCGTCATCGTCTTCGGCGCGCGCCACGTCAGCCCAGTAGCGGTTGATCTGTGCGAGCAATGCGCGCGCCTCCGGCACAAAGCCGATGCGCTTCCAATCGCCTTGTCGTTCGATGCGCGCGCCTTTGTCACGCTCGAAGTGATCTGCGTCGAACAGCCGTCGCAGCTTGCCCATCGCGATCATGGGCAGCGGCGCGTGGCTGACATCCTCGAACGGTCTCCCCTCTGGCAGATTGTCGGTTTCCTCGAAGATCAGCGCACGTCCAAGCAGGCCGCCCGTTAGTAGCCACGGATCGGCGTCAACCGCCGCTTGGAAACTGCGCGGCTCCGTGAAGCCGATGAAGCTCAGGTAAGGTTCGACGATGCCGCCCTGTTCGGCGCGCTCCTGTGCTTGCAGCGCGCGCGCCAGCTTCCCGTCTGGCTCACGTTTTGCGACATCTCTCGCGTTCTCACCTTCGGCCAGTCCAGCGTCCTTGGCCTCGCGTGCCACGGCCTTGCGCGCCGCCTCGCGCATCTCGCGCGCTACGTCACCACTGATGCCCACGCGCCCGGTGGCCTCGGAGTACATGGCGATCATCTCGGGGAGCAAGTCCTCCAGGTAGTGCGCGCCAGAACGGCCCGAGTTCGCCAGCTTTTGCAACTGTTTGCCGAACTCGTCGTAGACATACACGATGATTTGATGCTCCAGCGCGTTGCGCACAAGCTCTTGCGCCGATTTGAACTTCCCGTAGCTCGCCGGCCCCAGCCCTAGCGCGGTGTTTACTTCATCGATGCACCGCTTGATCGCGCCCTTGCCGGTGCGGCTGTCGGCAATTCCGACGGAAAAGAGGTTCAAACTCGTCTCCGTGCCAGCTACCAAATAGTTCATGCCGGCAGCGTTGCTCACGATATGCAGCGCGGCTGCCACGGCTAGATGCGGACGTGGGTATGTGCAGCGCGCGTTGATCCAGCGGGTGATTTCGCCGACCAGTCCTGGCGGATCCAGCAGGTCATGCCTGCCGCCGTGGTCGGGCTTCGTCTCTTCCGCCACTGGTGCCCACTCCGTACTGTCGATGAACGTGACTGGCGCGATATAGCCGCCTTCCGCCGCCCATTTCAGCAGACTGCCGGCTGTGATGGGGTTGTCGGCCTTGCCGAAGCCGTGCCATCGGTAGGCCATCGTGTCGATGTCGTTGCGCCCGGTGCTGATTGTCCATGCGATCCAAGCATCCAGGCCGGATTGATCTCCGTCGGTGGCGTCGTGCAGCGCCATGCCGACCTGTAGCCAGCGGGTGTAGTCATGATCCGGGTTCGTGACGTATCGCAGTACCTCTGATAGCTCCCCCGCCTCGATCTGCGGCGCGTCGCCGCGCGCGGTGTAGTCGGGCCGCGATAGCAGGTCGATCAACGCTTGCGGCGCGTACGTGACGGTTTCAGGCGAGCCGGTGATGGCCTCGTAATTGATGCCGCTGGCGTGGTGCGATCCTGCGCCGACCACGTACCCGTTTACCTTCCAATCGATGCCGGGGTAGTCCCGCAGCTTCGACGCTAGCCGTGGGCATCCTGACGGCCGCCGGAAGTACCAGTGCTCGCCGCCGCCGCCTGTCTGGACGATGTACCCGCACGCATCGCGGATGTGGCCCAAGCGCGCGGCGGAAGCGAAGCCGCCGTGGCGACCGTCGATGTCCACCACCAGCAGGCCGGACGTGTCCACTACGATGCCGTAGTGCCCTTCCAGCTGATTGCCGTGGAAGAGTTCTTCTTCGTCTTCGAGGTAAGCGAGCTGTTCGGCGTCCCAATTTGGGGTGTGCTGCCAGTTCGGCGACCTTGGCCGCTTGCCGACCGGCGAGTGCGGATCGCCCGACTCGCACGTTCCATCCGCCTTGATTCCGTACAGCGGGAAGACCCGCCAACCCTGCTGGAGCGCGTTTGTGTAGGAGTCCATGGCGCGATGATTACATGCATTTGGTGTCAGTGCAATACTTTTTCACGAGCGATTGACGACGCAATCTGGATAGAGTATGGTCAGGACATGGGCGCATTTCCGCCCGCAGTCCGTGGCGCAAGGCCAGGACGATCCCGCCAAGGGATGCCGTAGAGAGCCGATAGACAAGCAGTAGACGGCTCTTTCTACGGTCTGAAGCGCAACACCCAAGCCCCTTTCAGCCAGAAATGCGCTATCCGTAGATAGCGTAGACAACCCCTAATACACTTTTTCGTAGAAATGCACAAATAAATGTATAACATAGATATCTATTAGTCTAATAATTCTAAAATCAACGACTTAGCGAATATTCCTCAGCCTACGCTATAACTACGACACCTACGCAAGCGGCACCGTTGGCGTTTTGCGCAAATGGTGTCAATCCCTGCCTCAAGCGCACACGGCGCGATTACAGGCCGACCCGCGTCGGTCCGCTACCCTACCCATAGCTAAGCTCATAGGCGGCCCGCATGGGGCCGCGTAGGCGTGTTAACGCCGATCCAACGCGCCAAGCAAAGCCACCGTCACCGCAGCAGTCCGGCGGAATAGGCCCTAACACCCAGTCACTAGTGACAATGCAGCAGCTTCCCGACGAACGGTGGTTGTTGCGAGTCGTTCGCGTTTGCCAATAGCGCAGACAGGCGAAAACTGTGCTAGGCTCCACGCATGATCGATGCGCTCAAATGGCTCGGAGAACAGGGATCGGCGTCAATCGACGACTTCCGCGCGCACTTCCGTCAGCGCGCAGATCAGCTG